TCTCTCTAATGCTAAATCAAGAGTAATAGGACTCTCGGTATTTACTATTTTAAATTCTAGTGTTATATAAACTTCATTAGCGTCCAAAGAGTCGTTTACGGAAACATCTAAAATCTCTACTCTTGGCTCAAAATTATTAATAACATCAATGATTGCTCTTTGCATCATAATTGAAAACATTGGTCCAGGAAGTTCGAACAATAACGCTCTTATAGGCGAGCCGATTTCACTATGAAATGGTCTCTCGAAGTTTCTGGTTAAAAGAAGGTTTTTTACGGATTGCTTAATCGCATTCTCGTCGTATCTGCGTGTAATATCCCTAGTCACTGGATGTTTAGTGAAATTTAGGTCTAAGTCAGAAAAGATTCTTGTGTTTCTTGCCATATTCTTTATTTAGGTTATTCTATGAAAGAATTAGTAGATCCTTCGGCTATTGCATCTCCGCAAGCGATATTATCACCTATTCGTGCTGCAGGTTTGCCCTCTATAAATGTTTTACTGGCTCCAGAAGATGGAGATCTAGTTGAACCAGAATGTGTGGTAATCCCACAGGTATGCGAAGCATGCTGACATGCGTTGTCTACCACAGACGCTTTAATTCCATTAAAAAATGTTTTAGTTACAGGAGTTTGGACTAAAGCGGTGGGTGCAAAACATCCATGTCCTGTACTCATATCTCCAAGTCTACTAACTGCTGGCATTATAATGTATATCCTACATAAGTCTGTAAAGAAATTTTACCAGAAGTCCAATCATTAGTTACTGTCTTAGTATAAGTCTGAGTCGCTACCGTAGTTGCCCCATCCTTAGCAGTTGCGGTATAGGTAAAGACTCTAGAAGTTACTGTACTGGCTTTATAAGAAATCATCTCATCAAGTTTACTAAGATCAATTTGATTAAACTTTGTAACTACAGGAAATGTTCCCTCTGGTGTTCTATATGTAATCGTATTATTAAATGAATCCTGATAGTATCCAGAAAGAGTATCTCCAGAAATAGTTATCGTATTAGGATTCGTTTCAGTTGCAGTAATAGTTACAGGATATGAAGTCATAGTCATATCGTCAACATATGTTACAGTATGAGAAATAGAAACATTCTCATTCACTGATCCAAAATCTGTTGAAGACGGAGTCCAAGCCATTATGCAGATTTCGGTGGAATAGCGTCAACTAATACAAATCCAGAAGGAATGCCCTTTGAATCTCTCTTGTAGGTTTTGTCATTTACCATTGTAAATGCCATCTTTCTACTACCTTCCATTTTATATCCCATATGAATCCATACTGAATCTGGATATCGATATTCAAGAATAATTTGATCGTATGGAAGAATTCTTTCTAGTGCTTGAACATAATCATATGTTTTCTGTGCTTTGTTTGGTAACAGTATTCCAATATCTACTGCTCTACCCTTACAATGGTCAGAAGTTGCAGATTCATTTCCTACTACTCCACGAAGACGATAACCTGAGTTAATCTTCCATTGGTTTTTATAGCCACCAATATTTCCTGGAAGAACTTCAAGAGCAGGTTCAAGAAGATTTTGTGCAGTCATTGCCAAATTACATACAATCTCTTGAACTGTGAATAATCTCTCTAGACCATTAGGACTTTCTTTTAACATTTGGTCTACTAGTCTATGTTTACCACCAACTCCACCATCAATTAACATACCCAGTGTAAAGTTTTTAGATAAACGATAGTCGTTTGTAAACTCTTTAGTGGTGTAGATAATTTTACAATCAACAGGAACTTCTTTAGCATTTGCTGAAGGTTTAACAATTGCTGGTGCTTCTTCTGCAGCAACTGGAGGTGGTGCACCAACCACACCTTCTTTTCTTGCTTGCTCAGCAGATGCAGCACGACCTTCTGGTGTATCAAAATCATCTGGTGTTTCAGCAACAGTCTTTTCTTCAAACTGTCTTTCTGGAGGAATCGCAAATGGGACTACAGGATTTGCTGGATTACCTAAAGGTGGAGGGGTTAATGGAACATCGTCAACATCGTTGGCACCATCAGCACCATTACCAAACTGACCCTGTGCATAATCCATTCTTGTAGTACCACCAGATAGATAATTGGCTGTACCTTCTGCCTCAACATTAGTCGTAGCACCTTTGATACTTAATGCACCAACTGCTTGTGTATCATGCACTCCATCTGATTTTGTATAAATGTTTGCAGCTTGAACAGAATAATCACCAACAACTTTAACTTTCATGTCGCCACCAACTGCCATAGTTAAATCAGTGGCAACACCAATGTCAGCATTGTTACCTACTTTAATCGTAGCATTTTGTTCGACTTGAATATTGGCATCTGTTTTAGAATAGATGTTTGCATTACCATCAACAGTAATGTTTAGTTCGCCTGAAACATGAACGCATCCATTCTTTTCCATTAATACAAAGTTATCACCAACTATGTAATTAACTTGAGTTCCGTTTGGATCAATCTCAGAGAATGTTCCTGAACGATGATATGTATTAATTCGTTCGTATCCTGGAGTATCATCAAACTCTTGAATATGTCCAGATTCAGTTTCAAAAACTTTATTAAATGGATACTTTGCACCATAAGGTGCTTCTGGTTGATCCCATGTACCCAAATCTAGTGCTTTAGGAATTGCACGAACACGAACTGCATCTTTTCGTTTAATCACAGTGCCATCAATGACACCACGAGCTAATCTATTAGTATCTGGTTCACCAATATAATCTTTTAACGGATATTTGTTATTTGGATCTCTAAATCCTGTAGTAAATGAACCTGTATCAATACTCTTTTGTGATGGTCTTGGTGTAGAATCATCTCCATCTTTTGGTGGTTCTGGTGTTGGTTGTCCAGCATCTTTTTCTACACCACCTGAAGCTGACTTACCATAAAAATGTTCATAATAGTTTTGTTTTAGTGCTGCAATATCAGGAGTGTTTACACCAACTGCTTTTTTAGCAGCAAGGAAGAAATCTGGATGTGCAGAAACCCCAACACCCTTTACTCTATCTTTAATATACAATGCAGCAACTAATGCTGATACATTAATATCAGTATCAAGAGAATCTGGATTATTAACAATATCTAAATTTAATCCAGTGGCATTTGCTAAGTTTTGATATCTTTGATAGTTGGCACGACCAGTTAATTGAATGAATCCACGACCATAGTATTTTCCACCATCGGCATCTGTTAGATTACCTAAGAACCCTTTACCTCGTTTTGTTGGACCATATGCCCATGAGAAAAACTGTTCTCTGGTAATTCCCTTTTTAGTGGCATTTGCATATGTGGCAACATCCTCTGGTGTGGCAAAAGAATAAACTTGTTTTAATCTAGTTTCACTGTAATTAAAATTCTCTAACTGTGGTATCCATCTTGACTCACCACCAGCAATACCTAATAATGCGCACTTTTGCTCTTTGGTAGTTAATCCTACTTTGTCACATGCAGCAATTAATGCTTTAATACCTTCAGAAGATTTAGATGGATTAGTTGTAGACTTTGCTGGAGGTAATGTGGGAATTGATGTATTAGTTACAGTTGGTTTAACATCTGCAGCTTCAGTTCCAGTTGTCACTGGTGCACCAGAACCAGAAGTTACAACATTACCAGAACCATCTCTTAAAACACTTTCAAATACTTTACTCTGACTAACTGCTGCTAGATTACTTGGTGGATCTTCAAATTTAAGAATGTTCTCACCATAGTTTACAACAGAGTTACTAATTGTAATTTGAGTTCCATTATCAATAGAAACAATAAATGTTTCAGCTGGAATACCAAATGCCAATACTTTCATATTGGCTTTTAATACTGATGTTAAGTTTGTAGCACCAGTTTCTGGATCGTATAATGTTAATTGTCTTCCATTGGTTGGTCCAGGAATTGTTCTTAATTCAATATTTTCTGTTTTAGTTCCTGTTGAAATTGGACCATCGTCATCTTTATCAACAGGTGCTGGCGGATTTGGAATTCCACCAACAGTACCAATTATAATAGGTTGTTGTTGGTCTTCATCAGCAAAGATAATAATTACAGATGTACCTTCAACTGGACCAATTGGAGAATGTCCAATACCATTCATTGCAGCTGATGTGACAGGTTGGACTGGTACTGCCCATGGAAGATCTGATGTAGGAAGTTGTGATTTATCGTGAGTATGCAAACCTACCACACGAACTTGGCATCGCCCAAGTCTTAATGGATCACTTCTATTTTCTACAACACCATAGTAAAAATTCATTATTTTGTCCTGTTCATATCCATCATAGATGATTCTTTAATAATTTCCATATAACACTCATGCTTTTCTCTATCAACATAATGATTGATAGCTGCAATAATGTAATTTCCAGAAAACATTTTATCTGTGGTATCACCATCTTTCTTTGATAGTGGTTCTATTCTCTTAAGATCTAATTTAATCTTCTGTCCAACAGTATAATCGCATCTTCCTGGAACTGTAATATTAATCTTGTTTGCTTCAGCTAGTTTTAGTAGAGAAATTCTTTCTTGATTTGATTTTGCATTAGTTACATCACCAAATCCATTAAAGTTTCCAAAATTCTTTGGATAGGTAATAATTCTTGATGCTGCTCTAAACACGGAACGATCTGAGTTAATTGGATATTTGTTTAAATGTTTCTGTTGTTCAAATCGCTGAAACATATTGTAATTCTTAGCAGTATATGTTTTCTTTGTTACATCATACGATACTTGTCTTGACGAAAGCATTCCTGAACGAATACGATCCATATAATCAAAAGCAGTTGGAATACTAATTTCTAAAATACGCTTATAATCTTTTTCTGGATTTCTTACACTGCCACCACCTGGACGATCGTCACGAGTATATTTGTCATAAACAAAATCTTGAAATACGGCATTTGTATAAAGTTGTTCTAAAGAGATAAAATAAAACCCATCACGATTCTCAAAGAAAACATAACTCGGTGTTCTATTTGTATTAATCGAAGCATCTGCAAGATACATAATATTTTGTACTGGTGTCCAGTAATTAGAAATATACTTTACATTATTTAATGTGTCTTCAACATAAACCTTTTTATCAGATTCTAATCCAAATGTTTTATCTTTTATAAATGGCTCGATTAACTTAGATATTTTATCAGCAAATACACGACTGGTTTTTTTATTTAAATCTACAATGGCTTCTACAGAAATAAAATGTAACTGATAAACAACTGACTTATCTCCAGTCATTTCTCTATTCGTCATTTTGTAAATGTAATATTTACCTTTGATATTATTCTTTTCAAGAGTCGGTGTACTAATTTCTAACTCAAGATATTCTTCACCAATAAATGGGAAAAGATTAACTAGATCTAAAGAG